TGCATCTCTGGCCGAGTGTAAATCATTATAGCTCTGCGACTATTTGGATTTGCGATAAGCTCATTTCGCGCAGAATTAAATTGTTTATGATTGGTTTCTGAGTAGATGCACCAACCGTAGTTTGAGTTAATCCGGCCATCTTTTGTTGCGACTTGTTTCCAGATCTTAGGAGCACCGCCAGGAATATCATTGACATTCAACGACTGGGAATCATACCATTGAAGTTCAGCATTGATGTACTCATAATTTGGTTTGCCAAAGATGGCTTCTTCATCTGCAAAGAATGATGCGCCACATAACTCGAGTGTTTTAACACCACTCTTGTCTGTCACATAGGCACCATTCGTTAGAGCATCTTTAAAATGCTGACGAATATCATTAACTCTGGGTAGATTTAGCATTGAGATGGCGGTTAAGAAAGTCACGATCAGTGCGCTGGCCGTCAATACCTTTACGGCAGAATGACACAAAGAAGGATGAATAGTTAATGAGATCCTTTGCAGAGTCTTCAAGGGAATCGAAATTAGGTGCATAGTTTGCATCATTCTCCATTGCCTCAAGGACAGAACGAAGACGCAGCACCTTTGTGTTCATGATGTCAAGGATTGACGCAGCACCGCGTGGATAATAATCAGCTTGACGAATCGTACTATTTGGATTCTGATAATCGTTGGACTTTTTGAGTTGCAGATCTGCACACTCTTGGAGGACTTTGATGGATTCTTTCATAATAAAGAGATAATCATACACTAGTTATAGCAGTTTGTACAGTAAATTGTGGACGAGAGCCAATAAAAGATGAACCATTCCAGTTCCATATTCCATAGAATTCATACTCATCAGAATCCATGGGATTCAAGAAAATGTAAATTCGTCGTGCCACCGGAATACCTCGGGCAATTTTATCTGCCATTCCCTGCAATACGTTCCTGCAATTTGCAGCGCAGGTTGTAACCTTCACGTCAATCGATGTGATGCCATCAGGCTCATACAGATCTTTGTATTTTCGATCATCGTCCACGTAACCTTGCGCCATAAGCCATAGCTCAGCGTAGTGGCCACGTAGGCACTGCTTTAGAATTTCATCAAACGTACGATCCTGATGCACTGCAGGACTCGGATCCTCATGGATCCGTTTTGCCTCTTTTGAGGCGCGGGAATATAACGACTGTTGGTCGATATCGGATTTCTTAAATGTGATAGCGTTCTGCATTCAATACAATCATACACTTAGGCCTTAAAAAGTAAAGCACTAAAAATTACCTAAAGTGTTGATGCTAGAGCATGACACTCTTGTAGGCAAACTCAATGGCACGTTCAGCTTCCACATTCAATGGTCGTTTTTGATAAAGCCTAGAGGTATCGCTATCGAGACCGCGGATCATTTCTGCAATCTGCGATGCGGTAATAGGATATTTGCGCTTCACTGCATTGCACGCAATACTCGACATGATTTTGTAGATCATGCGGTATCTTCCAGAGCCATCAATCGATGAGATTGTCTTGTACTCATTGATCAGCTTTTTATTCACAAAAGGACAATCGGTATAGGATGACCAGCTTACAGAGTTATTGTTCAGTTGTTCTTTCCGATGATTCAGAATTTCTTTCTGAATGTTGGATGGAAGCTTATCAATGAAACTCTGAGATGGCTTTTCGCTGAATGGATGCATTGCCATAATCTGGTCTGGATCCATGATCTCACCGGACCGAACCACGATAAAATTATCAGCATCTGGATATTGCGCAGGAACGTAATACATCCGGCTCAGATCTTTCGTCTGCTCATCCGCCATAGAATTAAAATGCTTATTCAGGGCATACCAAAAATGACGAATTTTATCAGGAGGTACTTCCTTGTTCAATTGAAATACGATTCGAAACTTCTTTTTGTCTGGACGAGATGACGCAGTCGAATAACAAATATGCTTGTACTGAGAATACACCTTTACTGCATCTGCAAATGAGCACTCATATTCGTCCACATCCAATGCAGCCCAACCACCCCAGGACGTTACATTGGCGTTGGATCGAGTTCCACCTTTGGCATAGACTGCTGGAGAAATGAGAGAAGATGATTTCTTCGTCTCACCCCTTTTAGCCTTATAGCCTGGCAATCTTGAAAGCATGAAAAGCAACTTTTCAAAGTCCGCCCAAGATTGACAGACTACTAGCTTATCCGTCTTATTGTCAAAGATGGAATCAAATACTGTGAGTGAATAGTTCAATCGGTGAAAATAGGTCCAAGCAATCCTACGTTATCTGCGTGAGATGGTGCAGTCCAACCTTGAGGCTTAATTAGATCTGGAAGACCCAATGGATTTGGCCGAGACTCTTTTACTCCTACTTGTTTAGCGATGTTCGCTTCATATACCGCAGCCCAGGCTTTTTCAGAATCAACATCAAAAGCGTTGAGTGTGCCGATGGCAACAACGCAAAGATCGATGAGTGCATCAACCACATCATCAGCATTGTCTGCTTTCTTCATTTCATCGAGTTCTTCTTGCAAGAACTTAATGCGAAACTCCAGGAAAGCCTTAAGCTTTTCCTTGTCGAATTCACGTACGATTGGATTTACTCCAAATTTGCGATGCATATATTCAATGTCATGTACCCAATTAGTTTTCATAAGTTAATAATAATTCAGCTGACGTTTATTGTAAACACTTAAGTGAAGAATTCTTCAAGATTCGAGGTTTTCTCCATGGTCCATCCAATTGAATCAAAGATGATGGATAAAGGATCCAGGAAGGTTTTCTCAAACTGAAGCTCGTGATCAATATATCTATGCAGACCCAATTCTTTTGGAAGACCATCCACAAAAGAAATTACATTTTCTTGCATCGGGTTTGGAGTTTTAAGATAGATGAATTTGATCTTATCACCGCTACGAATTAGTTGATGTTTCTTTTGCAGATTACACTTCACAACTTGATCATTGAAAAGCAAGCAGCCGCGAACATGGATCGGAGTTCCTTTCTTGTAAATTCCACCTTCTTTCTTGTTCGAATAACCTGAAACATCCGAGGCTCCACGCGGGAACGCAATCTCCTCAGGTGGCAATGAAATGAAGTTCTCACGGATTTTTACAATTTCACGTTGAGCTTCGACTTCGGATTTGGTCATAATAACCTCGAACATCTTCTTTAGGGCATCACGGCATACTGCTGGAGTTGAAGATTTTACCGCTTCGATTCCCATGATCTTGATCTTGGGTTTAGCGTATTGAACACCTTCGTTATTGTGAACGTTAAGGATATAACGCTTCTTTGCTGTCCAAATACCACGATCCGCAATTGCCTCACGCTTCATTCCCATACGATTTGTTGGACAGAACATTGTCTTCGACAACAGATCGTAGGATGCAGTTAGCATAGGCTCGACAGCCTTTGCACAAAATTCATCCAAGAACTTAACAGGATTCTTAGGACCAAAGTTTTGAACGATTGGATCCATTGAGACATATAATGAGTCAGTATCGATAGCGATAACATAATCTTTGTCTTTCGATTTGAGGGTTTTATTTAAGAATTGATTCACTTCCTTTTCAGCCCAACGGATTGCCAATTGGCCTGATAGAGTTGTTGCCTCGGCAATTCGCATGTCGAAATACCGAAAGTACTGATTGCCCAGGGCGCCGTAGAGTGAGTTGAGAAGAATTTTAACTGCAATCTGCTGATTCTCGAGACGAGAGATTTCTCGTTCACATTTAAAATACTCAACCTTGTTACCTTTATCGATCGTCTCGAGACGCTTCTTTTCTTGAAGCATGGCTTTCTTTAGGATAACACGCTTGTCGTAGATCTCAGCGATGATTCGAGGGATTACGCCGATTTTATCTGTACGGAAATGAACACCATTTGCAGCCATAATGGTTCCGGGCATATGAGGTTCAAATGGTACATCATTCAGGATCACGTCAGGGGAAATACCCGGAGTCGTCTGAGACGTGATCGTCTCGGGTGACATGTTGTATTGAATGATGAGATTCGGATACAGAGAATTTAAGTCGAATGAACATACCCAATTATGTAGACCCACTTTTGGTTCTTTCACATAACCGCCAGGATAATCGCCCTTAAAGTTTTCAACGGATGGTGGGATTGCAATTGCCTTACGGGCAAGATCTCGATATATGATTGAATCCCAGATTGCTGTGGTTCCAAGCGTATCATTGTAATTCACGCCGCCAATGTAAGCAAGCGTGAGAACTAAAGTAATGAGACCTAGTTTGTCTTCGAGACGATCCACAATCTCAACGTCTTTGATGTTGTAGTCCACGAAGGTTTGATAGTTCTCCTCGTAAAGGTTATGCAGGGAACCATATTCCTCATACGACAACTTTCCATCTCCAAGAACAACGTGTGCAATATGACCTAACTTATAGGATTCTTGATTACCATACGTGTGAGTCGTAAACTTCTTGAATAGATCCATGTAGTCTAACTGAGAGATACCAGTAATCTCGTAGATCTTCATCGGACGACCTTTGATCATGGTTTCTTTGGGTTCTACTTTGCCAAAGGGAGAAAGAAGATTCACAGTCTCCTGACCACATATTGAAATGATTCGATTTACGATATACGGAATATCGAAGCCACGACTATTCCAGCCCGTGATAATGTCAGGATTGTTTTTTGGCATGGCGAACCATGTTACAAAATCCAGCATCATTGAACGCTCATCAACAAATTGACGATATTCAACCTGAGAATGAATTAGCTTTTTGTCAGCGTCATATGGTTTCGTGCCCCATACGTAATAGACATCATCGATGCTATTTTTAACCGTGATGGTGATAATTTCGTGCAGCGCATCTTCGGGCTTTGGAAAGCCATCATTCGACATTACCTCGATGTCGAGGGTGGAAACATTAATGACACTACGATCAAAGTGGATTTCATCAGGAAAACGTTCTTGAATAAATTGCGCAACGTAACGAGTGTTTCCATAGATCTTAAAGGATTCAATGTTCTCGTAAGGAGCCATGAATTCTTTAGCATCCTTCATAGAATCAAACATCATGGGCTCAACCGGAGTGCCATCCAGCGCAGTCCAGATGGTTTTCTCATGCTTCGAAGGGAGATACATGGTGGGCTTAAACTTCACACGTTCGGTTACGCGCTTACCATTATCATAGCCCCGATAAAGGATGTGCGAACCCCATCTGCTCACATTGGTATAGAATTTCACATTACCATCCTATCACATAATCGGGGTTTGTAAATAAAAAAGAGTGGTAACGTGAAAGTCACCACTCTTGTAAGACTAACTAAGAGTTAATTAGTCCTGGATGAAAGTTGAGCCAATCTCAATCTTCTTTGGACGTTCTGATTCTGGAACGACCTTGGCGAGTGGAATCGAAAGGATTCCATTCTTAAGGTCTGCACCTTTTACTTGAACGTATTCCGACAACGTGAAAGTTCTCGTGAACTTACGGGTCGAAATGCCCTTATGGTTGTAGACTCGATCGTCTTCCATCTCACCGCTAACAGTAAGGACAGAATCCTTTAGCTGAATATCGAGGTTCTCCTTAGAGAATCCTGCAACGGCGATTTCCACCAAGAAATTATCGTCATCAATGAAAACGATATTATGCGGTGGGTATGTATCTTCTTTTAAGGAGACTCTGTTGAGCTCGTTGAAAAGATGGTCAAAGCCTACAAAGGCTGACCGTGGGAACGTGTATGTATTTGTCATCTGATTTACCTCCAGTTATGCAAGGTTATGTAATCTCCAGCAACCCCCGAAGGGCATTACCGGTTGATGGCGTAATTGCCATCAAGGTTATTTATATCACTTCGTATTACCGATTGAATATTTTGCCAACAATTCCCAATTTATCTTGTCTCGGTGTGGGATAATCTTGATCTGACGTAACGGAGCTTTATCTTTGGCCTGATCGTTGTTCACAATTGAAACTAAACCCCAGTCCGAGAGAAGAGTAGTGATGGTGTTACGTCTCTGCAAATCGTTCGTATTTAAATTTGAGGGCTTGCCGTCAAGAAGGAATAATTCCTTAAAATGAACAATAAAATAACGTCCCTGCTTATGAAGAATATGGCAAGACTGATAAAGCTTGTTTGTGGTCTTTCGCGAGGCGACTCCAATTCGGGTCAGCGTCTCGCGTACTTTTAAAAAATCATCCGGTTCGTTCAGCAAGACCTCAAGCATCATCGCAGGTGTCCATTCTACAGGAGTGACATCGATTGCGTCATTCTGTATGGCATCAGTGCTTTGATTGTTTAATTCTGGAGCGTCCACCTTGATAAATTTTAGTTCGTAGTACTTCTAGTTGTTCAGAAGACATGAGCGACGCAGCAGATCTAGCCTTTTCATTACTAAAGTCATAATATGCTTTGACAATCATTATCGCTTCTTGTTCCTGGGGTTTAGCCCATTTACTAAAGCGCTTCTTCTTACGTATGCTATTTATCAAAAAGTCGAACTGGAGTCGCTTATCCAGATGGTGATAACGGTTCATTTCGTTAGCGAACAAAACGGTATCAGAGAAATAAGACAGTCCACGATTCACCATAAATGGGACATACTGCTTTTCAGAAACATCATCCACCATGATGTCCTTCTTGGTATCATTGATGGAATTTAGGTAGTCGAAGAAGTTCATTTCCATTCAACCGATGCCATTAGCTCGGTCATGCATGCAACGAGATTCAGTTCGTGGTCAGCCACAAATGCATCCTTGTATTGGTAGTCAGCAAGAATTAGCACAATCTGAGGAACACTCTGAGGTTGAGCGTACTCAATCATGTTGTCATAGATCTTGCGAAAGATTGCTGCAGGTTCTAGATCGAGGTTATTGACCACCCATCCACGCATGGTCTTAAAGTCTTTTGCTTTTAAGGCGGCAACTAAACTGGCAATATTTGCATCGCCAAGATTCGCAAGAATTCCAGTATCGATTTGACCAGATACGGAGTAACGCTGGCATTCGCCAATGACCCTGCGCCAGTCAGGCGCAAACTTAATAATAAGTTCAGCTAGAACCTTTGGCTCATGCTTGATACCTTCCTTGAGAAGGATACCTTCCATACGCTTCATAAAAGCACCAGCAAGACCCGCCAATTGCTTTTTAGACGTATTGAATTCGATTACAGAACATCTCGAATGAAGAGGTTCAATAATACGATTCTTGAAATTGCACGTCAAGATAAACCGGCAATTAGAAGAAAACTCTTCAATGAATCCACGCAGCGCAGGTTGCGTGGATTGTGGGTTGAGGTAGTCAGCCTCATCAAGGATGACTACTTTCGGCTTGTCCGAACCTTCGAGCGAGATGGAACTTGCAAATTGTCTAATTCGACCACGAAGGACATCAATGCCGGAATCTTCCGATCCGTTAATGACAATAGCATCGAGCCCGAGTTCATTGCAAAGAGCTTTTGCAACTGTAGTCTTACCGAGACCGGCCGTGCCACACAGTAGGAGGTTTTGCATTTCACCCGACGAGACGATACCCTGGAAAGTTTTGAGGAGGTGTTCCGGGAGGATACATTCGCTGAGCTTGGCTGGACGGTATTTTTCCGTCCAGAGGAATTCTTCTTGGTTTTGCATGTCTTCATTTTAAACTGAAGTTATGCTTTCGTACAACTCTTTAATCTCAGAGGTTTCGTTTTCGAACTGTACGACAGTCTGCTTATGGTATAATGCAGCAACCTTACGGAAAGTCTTTGGAGCAACCTTGAACTTATCTTCAAGAGCCTTGAGCGTTTCATTAATCTGAACACGCTGGGTTTGAATCTCTGACATTGCCTCTGAAATTTGATCAAGGGCAATGCGGATAGCTTTACGATCTTCTGGAGTTGAAGGAATGAGGCTCATAATAAAAAATGGTGGGTTCTTTTACGACTGCCCCACCAAAAGTCTAGAACTGGAATCTAAAAGATTAAGCTTTTGGCTCAATCATCTGAGCTGCTGGCTCTTCTTGCTTAGGCGTGCTTGCCTTCAAGAAGTCAGCAAAGCGAGTGCGCAATGCGCCAATCGCAGTTAATTCAGTACCTTCAAAAGCTCCACGGCGGGAGACGATATCAATAATCTGAACGACTGCGGCGAGATCGTTTAGCGCGAGTTGCGATGAACCTGCAGCTGGCATTCCAGGTTGTGGTGTTTGTTCTGTTGTCATAGGTATTACGTTGTCCATAGTTAGTTATATATATCAACCTGAAAAGGTTGAAGTTTTCTCAAGAGCAATCCAATATTCCACTGGAAGATTGGTGTTCTTAAAATGACTGATTAGTTTTGAGCTAATTGATACGGTATAATCACCAGGCAACATTTTAAGATTGCCGATGACCATGACGAATGAGAATACCTCTTCACAGGAGTTACTCTCATTTAACGTGATGGTGTATTTATTCGCTGTTGGATTCTTTTGATCCAAAATTGTGATAGAAACTTTACCTTTTTTACCTTCAATGGCCAGGGTTGAATGGCCAAATACTGCAGAAGCCTTCTTGATCTTATTGATCACGTCTGCCGTGAGATTAAGCACAACATCAGCCTTGGGCATAGTGACTGCCTTGGTTGGCGCAGTCAGAACCGAAGGACTCGAATAGAAATACTTAATGGAGCTTTCATTATTCTTAATGATCACAGAATCTTCTGTAAAATTCACCTCAGGATCTTCGATCAAAGAGATAGCGGCAAGGAACTCGTTGAGTTCATAGATGCCAAACTCCTTTTCAATTTGCTCAGCAATCTGCGCGGAAGCAAGAATGTTCTTGGCCTCAGAAATTGTGCTAATGGTATTGCCAGGTTTGAAGACCATGTTCGGATTAATGGCGGAAAAGTTCTTCAGTAAATTGATAGTGTCTTCAGATAGTTTCATAGGTCGGGATTGGCTTTACCCATATCATGTTCGCAGAGGAAAAAGAGGCATGCCGCAGCATGTCCAAGGTGATGTCTTCCAGTTTCAAGATCGAAACGCTCACCGCGTTTCCAGGCCCAAAGATGACGTTGGAGTGCATCAAAATACCGACGTTCGGCTTCTGGCACATGTCTCCAATTCTCACGGGCATATTTCTTTGCACCGACAGTCAGAACCGTCGCCAACTCTTCAAGAGTATGCGGAGGGATCAGTCCATATTCCGGTTTATCAGAATCAAACTTTCTACCTTCCGTTGGCGACGGTTCTGGTGTCATGATGAAAACAGTTGGGAAATACCCAACTTAGTTGTTCTTAGCGGCAACCAGCGCGGGTCAACGAACGGCCTTGATGTGGGCCGTCAGCAACTGGACGAGCGGTATCGAGGCGATACTTGAAGACCGTTTGACCTTGGCTATTGGTGCGTTTGTTCGTGTAGATACGAGCGCCTTCATTGCGGAGCTCGGCGATAACGGCAGATGGGTTCGCGATGCTGAGACGCTTAGAGACTTCAGCAGTTGTAACTTCCTTGCCCTTGGCGAGGAAATTAAAGAGGCGAGCTTTCTGACTTGTGGATTTTGTGCTATTCATATTATTCTTAACTTATTCAATAGTCCATTGAGTTGACTATGCTGATTGGACTAATCTCAGCATAGTAGAATCATACACCAGTCATGCATGATGTAAATAACAAAATGCATGCTGGCAGTTTATTTTTTAGAATGCGGTTTCTGCAGGTTCAGCAGGTGCAGCCACAGCAGGTTCAGCTGGAACTTCCTTTGGAATGATTGTAGGATCAATCTTGGAGTAAAGATCCGAGAACGCAATCTTGGTGTCCTGATCAAAGCGAGCAATACACATGTCGATGGACTTCAGACGATCGCCGAAGATTGCAAAGGTGTGAGCGATATGGCAAAGACGACGAGTGGAAATGAGCTCATCCACGCCACCATCAGCAAACGTTTTGCGGATGACTTCAGCCCACGTGACGAGATACTCAGCAAATTGCTCATCAACTTTCTTGAACTTTTCCATGTGCTTGAGCACAATCTTGCGTTCAGTAGCCAATGGAGGATATGACTGTTCGATCGTGCAGACGAAACGCTCGAGGAAAGCCTCGTCGATTACCGTTGCAGAAACAAACCTGCCATCCTCAGAACCTTTGCCTTTGGTATTCGCAGTAGCAATCACATTGAAACCAGTAGCAGGACGGATGACTTCACCCGTCTTTTTGATCATGATTGGTTTGCCTTCCAGCACACCTTGAAGACACATGATTTTGTTGGTGGAACGGTCAATTTCGTCCACGAGAAGAATGGCACCACGCTCCATGGCTTTCACCACGGGACCTTTGGCAAACACCGTCTCGCCATTTACAAGGCGGAAGCCGCCGATCAAATCATCTTCATCCGTTTCTGGTGAAATCTGGACGCGGATGTACTCGCGCTCTGACTGAGCGCAGGCTTGTTCGACCATCATCGTCTTGCCATTACCCGACAATCCGGAAATAAAAATTGGATAGAAAGCACGAGACTTAATAACCATTGCAATATCAGCATATTCGCCCCAGCGAATGTAGGTATCATCTGCATGTGGAACGTACGTGTCCGTGTTCAGGATGGACGTTACGGGAGCAGAAAGTTTGAACGAGGTCAGAGCAGATTCATCTGCAACGTGAACCGGATCTTCCGGGCGCGTGACGCCCATCGGGAGAGAGTAGTCGTAAAGACCCTTTCGAATCTTGAAGCTATCTTTGAGAAGGTCCGAATACTCCTTGGGGGCAAACCCAAGTTGAGTACCGATTTCGTCAATCGTCTTCCGGCGAAATTGAACTTTGTCTGGAAATTGAACCTTGAGAGATTCAATGATGGTTACTGATGCTGTTTTCATTATGGTACAATCATACTAAATTCACCTAGAAAGTAAATCACTAAGAATTACCTAAGTGTTTGATAATCAATAGGGTCAAGCAATACTCTTGGCAAACTTAGAAACAAACACGCGATTTACTTGTTTTGACTTGGAGAATTGAGAAAATGCGCGGGCCATTTTCGAACGGGTCATGTCAGAATCAATCACGAGCTCATCCTCATCCGTGTCAAGGTCAGAACCAGAAGCCACGATGAAGTACTCATCATAGTTCCAAGCGCCGCTGATGCAGATGGACTTCTCTTTAGAGTAGATAGAAGAATAATTCTTGCGCCACGTTTCATGGGCGACATTATACGCAACGCTTTTAGAGGTACTCGTCATTGCGGTAACGGCATGACGACCCGCACTGGATTTGCTGGAAGGAATGAAGAATCCAATGACGTTGCTCTGCGTCGTAATCTTTAGATTTTTGACGAGTTCAGCAGTAAATTCATGGCTATTCATGCTGGAATTGATCGTACGACCATTCAAATTAAGCTTAATCATCTCTTTGTAGGACGCATATTTTCCTGCAGCAGTATCGGCAAGATGACGCTCTTTGTTTGTGCGACACTGGATGCTTTGTCCCTCACCGTCCGTGAGGACGATCGTGGTCATTTTCTGTACCTTGTGCTGATCCTTGAAGGATTTCACGAGATGATGTGCAGCAATAAGAGTCTCATTTAAAGGCGTACTGCCTAGTTCCTCAACTCTGCCTTTTGCGCCGTGGCAACCAGCTTTGGCATAGACATTAGACTGAATGAAAAGGTCCTTAAGAGCCCGATTAAAATCGGACTTAGACATCGTGGAACTCACGAGTTGAAGAATGACGACCTCATCGGTAATAAGTTCATTGTCACGGCCATAACCACGCTCTCCGTGTGGAGTGGTAACATCTGGACGCGCAGCCGCATTTGCAGTGAAGCCATAGACTTCAAAAGGAATTCCACTAGATTTGCAGAAAAGACTAAGATTGATAATGTGCTTCAACACGTAGGGGAGAACGGTATTCATCGAGGAAGAATAATCCACAAACATCATCATTCCGTGATTCTTGGCATTGGCCAATTGGCTAACACTGAGGAAAATGTCATCAGAGTAGCGATAGTTATGCAACTTGTTGACATTTAAAATTCCGGTATCAGACACGGTGGATCGGCTATACTGATAGGCGGCTTTACGCATGTCAAATTCTTTTTGAAGGACAGACACAAATTTCTTTGTGGATCCCATAAATTCAGTAAAATCTTGATCCAATGAAGGATAGTTGATCTTTATGGTACGGTATGCAATAGACACATCGCGCGACTTAAAAATTTCTTTGTAACCAATGCGCATTTTAGCATACTGATCCTTGGAAGGTTCAATCATGTAGCAGGTACGCTTTACGCCAACAGAAGTATCCAGAAGGCTTTTTGCATTTTGCTCAAAATTACGCTCCGTCTGAATTTCAGGTGCAGCTGAGGTAGGTTTATCGGTGGACTTTGCAGAAGTCGTGAGGTCGGATTCTTTCGAGTCCATCTTAGCCTCATTTTCCTTACGCGATTCACCGTCCTCGGAATTCTTTTTATTAGCATCGGACTTTCTGTCCGACTTCGAGTCGTCCTGCTCGGAGCTTTTATCCGCGCTATCATCTTCGGATTTCTTTGAAGACTTAGCCTCGGACTTTTGATCCGTAGGCTCATTAGTGACCTCAGTGTCACCAGTAGGATCCATCACAGAATTTTCACCTTCGCCTTCTTGAGATTCTGCAGGAATTTGAACTTGCCCATCTTCCTGCTTTTCCGCTTGAGCTTTAGCAAATTTCTCTAGGGCAACTGCAGCAGCCACAGTATCTTCCCACGTAACCACGCTCATCACTTGACTAAGAATTTCTTGCTCTTCTGAAGCGAATTGGATATTGGCCAACCGACCCAACTTAGCATGAAGATTGACGCGGTCGCCAATTCCAAGCTTCGAGGTGTCTTTACCCTTGGTGCCAAAGAAATCTTCAGCATTGAGTACGCCATAACCACGACGGAAAGAACCCACGAGGCCAGGATATGTGGATTGAATCATACGCTCAATGCGGACGTCTTCCACAATGTTGAGATAGGACTTAGCGCATGGCAGCCTGCCATCTAGGCCATTTGAAGGGGTATAAAGAGCATGGCCAACTTCGTGACCAACAAGAAGATCGTACACGTCCTTGCCTTTATCTTTCCAGATTGGAAGTCCAAGGATACGTTCCTTGACGTCAAAAAAGGCGGTTGAGTAGTTGCCATGCTGCACCGAGATGTTCTCCTTTGACAGGAGTCGTGCCAGCATTGATTGGCTTTGCGATTCGTTCTTCATTCTGCAGATATACTAGACTGTCCGTAGGCAAAAGTAAATAGCTAAACTCACAGAATCTAGCGCGATTTTGCGCGACCCTTGACCATCAACAACTTAGGAAATTCTTACCTGCAGTAACTGAAGTTCTTTTCTTTGTAAAACTCGAGCTTTGCCTTAAATTTTCCATCCAATGCATCATGCTTATGGCTAATGATGAAGACGTTGGTGTCGCTTTCAAGCGTACCCAGAATTTTAATTAGATTCTCAACACCATCAGCATCAAGAGAAGAATCAAACGTTTCATCCAACACCAAGAGATTTGTTGAGGTAGAATTCTTCATTCTAGCAATCTGTCTCCACGTGAATAGAAGAGCTAGGTCAATTCTGGATTTTTCACCTTCAGAGAATGACGAATAAGTGAATGAATCCCGATGCCGAGATTTAATGGTTTCCTCAAAGGATTCGTTAAGGTTAAAAGAAACGAAGAAGTCAAGAACCTGTAGGTAGTTATTGATCAGCTTATTCATGATGGGAAGATACTGACGAATAATCTTGGTTTTGATTCCAGTATCCTTCAACATTTCTGCAATAGCCTGATTGTACGTACCTTCCTCGTAATAACCAGCACGGCGGTTATTTAGGTCTGCTGAATTGGAATTAAAATCCGATAGGGCAGTTTCTGCAGAAGCAATGTCGGTATTCTTACTCTTGGCGGATTCAGCTTCCAGTAGTTTGATTTGCTTCTGGATTGAAGACACCGTCATATTGTTTGAAAAGATTATGTTATGCAGCTTTGAATAACCATTCAGCTTTTCGGTAGCAGCATTAATTTCATCGGCAACGGTATTCAGCTCATCAATAAGATCATTTCTTGCCTGAGACAGTTCATCGTTCTTTAGCTTTACCTTACCCAACTTTTCTTCCTTAAATGCCGCATCGAGCACCTGTGCACACGTTGGGCAATTATTGTTCTCCTCATAGAACTTGGCGTCACGGACCAATGCTTTAATCTTGGCTTCAATCTGAGTCTGATACGTTGCCAACTTACTCTTCATGTTTGTGAGCCTCAGCGATTCTTTCTTTACGGCTTCAAGCTCATTACCTATGGTCTTATTGATGCCATCGTTTTCCGATATGAGCTCATCAATCTCCTTCTGAAGCTCTTGAATCTGTATTACATTCTTTGCGACATTCTCGGCATCTAGATTCTTAAGGTCGCCAATGTACTTCTCCTGCATCTTAATCTTTTCACGAATAAGATCAATCTCATAGTTTGTATTGGTGAGGAGTTCTCTTAGCTTTGCACTACGTTCCTTGAGCACAATGTTCATCTTGGTGAAGATGTTAATGTCCAATAGATCCTCAATGACCTCTCTCCGAGCGTTATTGGGCAACTGCATGAAAGGGATGAATGACGACGAACCTAGCACCACGATCTGGTGAAATGACTTATGGTTCAGCTTGAGAATGTTTTGCTCAAGGATTTTCTGATAGTCTCGGCTGTGGGACTCCTGATTGATTAAGACTCCATTCTGGATAATCTCAAACTTATTAGGCTTGATTCCACGGGCGACTTTAAATTCAGTCTGTCCAACACTAAATTCAACCTCAACCTCGCAATCACGATTATTGATTGAATTAAGAAGTTGTGGTTTCTTAATATCACGATGTGGCTTACCGAAAAGAGCAAAAGACAGGGCATCCAGCAAAGTAGATTTGCCAGAACCATTCTGACCAACAATCAGAGTGGATGGAGATGCATCAAGCTCAATTGTGGTAAACTTATCTCCAGTCGAAAGGAAATTTCTGTATTTGCAACGCTTAAAGACGATCATGCTGTTTCTAGATTCTGAGCTTCAATGAATAATTCGCGAAGGCGTGTTTTAATAACATCCTTGTCCAGGTCCGTCTGAGTAGCATCGACATATGCCCCAATAAGCTCAGAAGTATCTGACACTTTCTCCAGGTCTTCGCTATCCACATTTGATCCCAGAAATTCATCAAAGTTCTCTGCAATTTTAATTTCAAAGACGTCTTGCTTTTGAATACGATCCAGAAATCGATCAAACGCAAAGAGATCAGACTTATTAACCACAAGAATCTTAATAAATTTATGACGTAGATCAGTAACATCGTAACCATCATAGTCAAATTCTTTATCGTTGTAAATGATTTTAGTAAAGATTGTCAGCGGATTTAGTACTGGAGTCAGCTCTCGAGTTTCAGTATCAAACACGTGAAAAAATTTAGGATCATCCACATCTGACCAAAACATTTCAAACTGAGTACCAAGATAATTGATATTGCCCTTGGTAGACTTAGTATGGTAGTGTCCAGAGAGAACCATTTCAAATCGACTAAATGGATCTGTTGGCATTCCATGAGAGCATGGCATACCTTTCATCATTTCAAATCCTTCAAGTTCTAGATGTGCACCAAGAATAGATGCCTCACACGTTTCCACAAACTTCATGGAGTCTGCATAGTTCTCAGGATTAATCCATGGAAGCATTGCAATCTTGCAGCCAGCGTAATCCATCACCTTTGGCTCCATGATAATGTTTACGTTCTCAACGAAATAACCCAGCAATTCCTTTAAGGAACATAGTTCATTCGTGTTCTTATAAACCACATCATGATTGCCCGGAATGATGTCCATCGACATTCCATTTTCACGCAGCGGTTCCAGGAACGTCTTGCGCGAATGATGAAGGGCTTTAAAGTTAATGTATTTCCGATGATCGTAGAAATCACCCAGATGGATAATCTGCTTTATGCCATTCTCTTTGCAATATGGAAAGAAGACATCAGAATAAAACTTTCCGATGTAATTAAGAAATACGTCTGAAGCATTTCTTGCTCCAGTATGGGTGTCATTCAGAATTGCCAGTTTCATTCAGAAGGCATGAAGAACTCAAGGTCAGTCTTAGCTTTCTTTTTAAACTGTTTGATGGCAATATCAGTTTCTTTGACCTTGCCAATACGCTTCTTTAGCACATCGATAAAGCCATCAGCATAACCACTCATGATGTCTTGTCCATCGATTGATTGAGACATGAAATCTTCAATGCCAGCGTGTTCAATGTAACGGAACTTAATGTCCTGCTGTTTCTTCTCCTTCATGATACGGCGAATGAAGGCATAGTAATTGATCTGAGTAAAATAGGCAAATGCATTTGGAGAACCAGTACGAGTGGCTGCTTCCACATTGTAATTCATAATGGCTTTAATGCAGTTCTCAACGCCATCCATCACCATCTCTTCGCGATAGGTATATCTCACAAAGTTTGGCTTATGAGATAGACCTTCAGCAATGCGAAGAAAACACCGCCCAATGTATTCGGTAATACGAGGAATCTCGGTATTAGTCGCCTTGGCTTTCTTGACTAGATTTACATAGTCAACGACTGCCTGAGAGAACTCTTTATTATTCACGTAATGCACGCCCGCACGCTTTGCTGCGATCGTCATTTTAGGTTTCACATTCGGGTCTAAATTATCAGTGGTACTCATTATAAAATTATGGTGTAGTCATTTATCAGAATCAATCTAACATATCAAGCTTGAATTGTAAACACTTAGTTTTAAGTTTTTGTGTAAAACTAAATGATGTTCATGTACAATTAAGATGTACACATTGGCTCATCATTCTTATAATCTATCTCTGTTCACTTAACAGTATTAGGATTAACTATTAAATCTTTCCTTAGGATCAATCTTAAAGTTAAGGTCGTCCCATGGATTTTTAAAAGATTTGCTGGCTTTCTGTTTTATAGAAGGATCTTTCGATTCAGTTTCAAAGTGATGAGAAACAATCTCCGAGTATTGCTCCTTGATTTCATCGTTTGGAATTGCAGCACTCAGCACGTGGTCTTTACGAATCATATGGACTCGAGAGCTGGCTCCAAGAAACCAAGGAGAATAATATGTGGAGGAACGAATTCCATCAACAGTTGAAACGCTGATCGTGTTTACTTGAACAGGATCACGAACCAACATATTTTTATCCGTATCAGATAGCACCTGACACACAATCGTATCTCCTGAGGTGAGCTTAAAAATGACTGCAAGATCGTAGAGACTCATAGCGCCACCTCATGGATTACATAGTTAAACTTTTCTTTTGAATACAACTTGATTCTTTCCGATGCATGATCCAGCGTATAGTTGCGTGACTTCTTCCAGTGCAGGTCATCAGCAATGTCAAATACCTTTGTGGCAACGCCGTTATCAGATTTACGAAGCCCACGTCCAATAGATTGAAGAATACGAATCTGAGATTTTGAAGGAGAGGCAAACACGATGTTATGCAGATTACGTATATTTATACCCGTAGAAAACGTACCCATAGAAGCCACAATGATTGCATCCTTTTCGCCCTCGGTAATCTCACGAATACGTTCACGTTCATCAGTATCTACTCCGCCCGACACAAAAAAGAGTTTGCGAGTCCGTCGGGGCAATTCATTTAACTTTTTATCGATTAGATCGTACAATGGTTTGCCATGCTTTTCGACGTAATTATAAAGGATCAACGTATTGCCTTCCTGCGCCAATGCTAGATTGCGAATAAATTTATTTCGCGGTGCATGAGACACGATAAAATCAATCTCAGCCTGATAATCGAATTGCTTTGCTGCCTGACATAACTCGTCACTATACTTCATCAATAATACCGAAATGTCAAGATCTGAAAGAGCGTTCTGTTCAATAAGAGTTTTTGTGGTAGTCACCTGATAGACGGGACCAAATAATCCTTCAAGTACAAGCTTATGTGTTTGAGTTCCATCCAATGTGCCAGTAGTACCAATGCGAAATTTAGCATCTCTTAGTTTCACTAGAATTGCTGCCAATGATTTGGCTTTAAAGTTGTGAGCTTCATCTCCAATGACCATGCCATACGGTTCGAACCATGTGGCCTGCATCTTATAGATGGACTGCCATGTGGTAATAATTACACGCT